CAAGAAGTAAAGGTGACTATCAAGTATTGTATCGTGAGAAGTGGGAATACTATGGTGGTAAGTCAGACGCAAAAATATATGCATCAAAACCTTTTGATCTAAAAGTTTTAAAAACCGATCTACAAATTTATATTTCATCAGATAGTGATGTTATAGAGCTCTCAAATAAAATTGCTTATCTAGAAACAACCATAAAATTTATAGACGGTGTAATTAAGTCTATAGACAATCGTGGTTGGGATATCAAACACGCCATATCATGGAAACAATTTGAAGCAGGAATGACGTAAATGAATGTTCAAGATTATATAAAGGTCTATGAAGATATTGTAGATAATAGTTTATGTAATGATCTTATGAATTTTAAACACGACTTCAAACCATCGTCCTTCTCTAGTCATGAAAAGATTCATGAAGATTCAAAAAATCGTGTTGTAATGGATGACGTTTGGATTAAGAAGGATAGTATATTTTACAACCATTTAAAAGATTGTTTTGCAAAAGCAGTTAGACAATATGAATATGAGTTTCCTCTTTTTATGTGCGAACATACAAGTGATTTTAGAATTAACAAATATGGTGCTGGTGGATTTATGTCAGAACACGTTGACAATATTCATCATAGCCACGGACAAAAGTGGGGATATCCTCATGTATCTGCTTTACTTTATTTGAATGATGATTATAAAGGAGGAGAGTTTGTTGTTGCTAAAAAAGAAATAAAACCAAATAAAGGTTCTGCAATAATATTTCCCTCTAACTTCATGTATCCTCATCAAGCAAAAAAAGTTATTAGTGGAATTAGATGGAGTGTAGTGGCATGGCTGATGTAAAAACTTATAAGTGTTTTCCAACGCTAATTCATGAATTTGTTTTAGATATCTCAACTGATGATAAAACTCTGATGACAAAATATATTGAAACTTTTAAAGGTGTTGATCTTTTAACTCAGACTGAAGATGATTTGCATAAAATGTCATACTTTAGAAATTTAAAAGATAATATTTTAGAATTAAATAAAACTATATTAGATGATCTTAATTATGAATATGAAGATTTAATAATAACTAATATGTGGGCAAATATTATAAGCTCGGGTGGTAATCATCCACCGCATAATCATTCAAACAATTTTCTGTCTGGTGTATTTTATTTGAAGACAGATACAGCATCTGCACCCATACATTTTTTTGACCCTAGACCACAAGCTAGTATTATAGTTCCACGTAGAAAAGAAAATAATTGGGAAAATTCAACTATGATTTCATTTGATCCTACAGAAAATACTGGTCTTATATTTCCATCATGGTTACAACATTGGGTGCAAACAAGTAATGGTGAAAGAATAAGTATCTCTTGGAATATATTAATCAAGGGTCACTACGGCGAACCACGTACTTTACAAAATGCATATATCTAAAAAGAACGAAGTATATATAACACTATCTGAGTTATCATCTTCAGAGAATCAAGAGTTAGCAGATTTCTTTACGTTTGAAGTGCCAGGCGCAAAGTTTATGCCTATGTATCGTAATCGTATGTGGGATGGAAAGATAAGATTATTCTCGCCAGCGAGTGGTGAAATTTATTTGGGATTACTACCATATATTATTGAGTTTTGCAAGAACAATAATGTTAAATATACTATAGAAGAAGGAGTCGAAGATGAGCGGAATATTGTGGGTAAGGTTGTTAGAGGATTTATCAAAAGTCTCAAACCAAAAAGTAAAGGAAAGTCACTCAAAGTACGAGACTATCAAATTGAAGCTGTGCGGTTGGCCATTTCCAGAAATCGTGCTCTTCTTGTTTCTCCTACTGCTAGTGGTAAGTCATTAATAATATATGCATTAGTTCGATATTATCAGATGAGTGGAAATAGAACTTTAATTCTTGTTCCTACTACATCATTGGTCGAACAGATGTATACGGACTTTGAAGACTATGGTTGGTCATCTGGCACACATTGTCAGAAAATATATCAAGGGTATACAACAAAGATAGAAAAGGATGTTGTGATATCTACTTGGCAATCTATCTACAAGATGCCAAGAAAATATTTTGAACAGTTTGGTTGTGTAATAGGTGATGAAGCCCATATGTTTAAGGCAAAGTCTCTTACTGGTATAATGACTAAGTTACACCAATGTAAGTATAGATTCGGTCTTACAGGGACACTAGACGGGTCACAGACGCACAAACTTGTACTAGAGGGACTATTTGGTACAGTTGAAAAAATTGTAAGCACAAAAGAGCTTATAGATAAAAATACTCTTGCTAAATTGAAAATAAAATGTATTGTATTAAAACATCCGTCTATTAGAGAAAGGATGGATTATGCTGAAGAAATTAATTACATCGTGGCAAAAGAATCTAGAAATAATTTTATTTTAGAGCTTTGCAATAATATTGGGGGCAACACTCTATGCTTGTACCAGTTAGTAGAAAAACACGGTAAGATATTATATGAAGGAATGAAAGGAAGTGAAAATGTTTATTTTGTCCATGGCGGAACTGATACTGAACAAAGGGAAAAGATACGTGGATTGGTTGAAGGACACACTAACTCAACCACAATTGCATCTTATGGTACTTTTAGCACTGGTATTAATATTCGTAATATTCACAACATCGTGCTCTCTAGTCCAAGTAAGTCAAAAATCAGGGTCTTGCAATCAATTGGTAGAGGCTTGCGTACATCATCAACTAAAGATTCCGTTTTAATATTTGATATTGCAGATGATATATCATATAAAGAAAGACGCAATTTTACTTTAAACCACTTTTTTGAACGAATAAATATATATAACGAAGAACAGTTTAGTTACGAAATTAGTAAGGTAAAAATAAAATGAATGACGTTTCATATACAGTTTTAAAGTTAGCTAACGGAGAAGATATAATCTGTGAAGTGGATTTTGAAAAATACAATGTAGAGAAAGAATTGACAAAACGTGTTTATGAAATACAAAATCCACTACTGATAACTCATACTAAAGAAATGAGCCCAGAGGGTATACGTGAAGGTTTGAGTTTATCACGTTGGTTTCAACCATTTACGGAACAAAAATATTTCTCCATTCCTGCTACGACAGTGGTAACTTCTGCAGCTGCATCGCCAGGATTAACAAAGTACTATGAGTATGTTCTTAAAAGAATAGTAACTGAATTCGATGAAGAATATGGTGAATTCGATAGTGATGAAAAAGAATTAGATGATTATACTAATGATGATATATATGATGAACTATTAGAAGAAAAAGAATCACCAAGTAAACTTATTCATTAACGGTTCCACATAACCTATTATACACATAAAATAAGATATGTCAAGTCTCTTTAGGGTATTGACAAATTACTCTCAGTATAGTATAGTAATTAATATATTAGGAGTACCTTATGATAAAAAACAAAAAACAAAAGCCACATTATGTAGACAATAAAAAGTTCTTGGAAGCAATGGTCGAATGGCGTGAGACATGGCCAGATGAAGATAACATTCCACCAGTAACAAACTACATTGGTGAGTGTTTTCTAAAGATAGCTACACACCTATCTTATAGGCCAAACTTTATTAACTACACTTATAGAGATGAGATGATTTCAGATGGTATTGAAAACTGTTTACAGTATGTAAAGAATTTTAATCCAGAAAAATCCTCTAATCCTTTTGCATACTTTACACAAATAATCTACTATGCATTTTTACGTAGGATACAAAAAGAGAAGAAACAAACGCACGTAAGAAATAAAATAATTGAGAAATCTAATTATGAAGCTTTTACTACAATGGAAGGTGACGATAATTCTTATATTGTTTCTGGTTTTGATCCTATTGTAATGCTTCCAGATGAAGACGTATACAAACCTAAAAAGAAAGAAGATAAACCAGCAAAAGGTTTAGAGAAGTTCATGGAGACAGATACTTGAAGGTAGCTATTATTACCGACACGCATTTTGGTGCAAGAAATGACAACTCAAATTTTAATGAATACTTTTTCAAGTTCTATGAAAATATATTTTTTCCAACTCTAAAAGAAAGAGGTATTACAACGTGTGTCCATATGGGTGATGTTGTGGATAGGCGTAAGTATATCAGTTATAAAATTGCAAATGATTTTCGTGAGAGATTTATAAATCGTTTTAAAGAGATGGGTATTGACCTTCATATTATAATCGGTAATCACGACACCTATTATAAGAATACAAATGAAGTAAACTCTATGGAAGAGCTTGTTGGTTCTGATAGATTTAAAATCTATACAGGCCCAGAGGTTGTAGAGTTTGATGGTACACCTATTTTGTTTATGCCTTGGATTAACTCAAATAACTATGAAGCTTCAATGGACGCTCTGAATACTGCAAATGCAGACATTCTTATGGGGCATCTTGAGGTCAGTGGTTTTGAAATGTATAAGGGTCATAAGTCAGAGGGTAAGTTTGAAAAGAAACTCTTTCGTAGATTTGAAACTGTATTCAGTGGTCACTTTCATCATAAGTCAGATGACGGTCAAATCTTTTATCTCGGCACACCATACGAACTATTCTGGAATGATTATCAAGACCCTAAAGGTTTTCATATCTTTGATACTGGCACAAGAGAGCTTGAGCGTATTGTAAACACATACACTCTATTTGAGAAGATTTACTATGATGATACAGAATACGATTATAGTAAGCACGATGTATCCAAATACAAAGAGAAGTATGTAAAACTCATAGTGGTAAATAAGAAAGACTTGTATCAGTTTGATTTGTTTACTGACAGACTTCTAATGGCTGATGCACATGAAGTTAAGATCATTGAGGATTTCTCAGAGTTAGATGCAAATAATGTATCGGATGATATTGTAAAAAATACAGAAGATACTATGACACTACTTGAGAGATACATTGATGATTTGGATATTACACTAGATAAAAAGAGACTCAAGAATACAATGAAGTCTCTATATAATGAAGCACAAGACTTGGAGCTATAATTGATAATTTTTAAGTATGTGAAGTGGAAAAATTTCCTTTCAACTGGTAATCAATTTACCGAAATACAACTAGACAGAAATAATACGACACTGATAATTGGAGAGAATGGGGCTGGTAAGTCTACCATTCTTGATGCGTTATGCTTTGGTTTGTTCGGTAAACCTTTTCGTGGTATTAATAAAGCACAACTGATCAATACCGTTAATGGTGGTAGTTGTGAAGTTGAAGTTGGTTTTAAGATTGGTACAAAAACATTTAAGGTAATTCGTGGTATCAAACCAAACACTTTTGAGATTTACATTAACGATAAGATGTATAATCAAGATGCAAACGCTAGAGACTATCAGAAGTATCTGGAACAACAAATACTCAAACTAAACTATCGTAGTTTTACTCAGGTTGTTATTTTAGGATCATCTACCTTTATTCCTTTTATGCAACTCAAGGCTCGTCATCGTAGAGAAGTGGTTGAAGAGATTTTAGATATTCAAATTTTCTCTCTAATGAATATGCTTCTTAAACAGAAACTAAAAGGTATTTCAGAAGATCAGAGAGATGTAACTTATAATTTAGATTTAACATCTGAAAAGATAGAGTTGCAGAACAAGTATATTGAGAGTGTAAAAAAGAATAAAGATAAACTGATTAAAGAAAAGACTACTCTTATTACTGGTAATGAAGAAGAGGTACACAGTAGACAAGGTAAGATAAATGAACTAAAAAAGTTAAATGAATCTTTAGGGTTTAACACTTCTCATTCTGATGAGAATAGTAAGAAGGTACAGAAGTTAAAGGGCCTTGATGCAACCCTAAAAGAGAAGCGTTCTGCTATAAAGAAGTATATGAATTTCTTTAAGAATAATGATGATTGTCCTACGTGTGAGCAACATATTGATGAGACATTTAAAGATAATATGATTGTAAAAAAACAATCTGAATATGATAAGTTCAATAAGGGTGTTGAGGATTTAAACCAAGAACTCAAACTATCTGAAGATTTACAGTCAGCCATTAATGATTATATTAAAAAGATACGAGAGAATGATGCTGAGATAGGGAAACTAAGTTACTCTCTCAAAGAACTTGAGAAGTTTAATAAAACTCTACAGTCAGAAGTTGATGAGTTGGATTCTGGTGAACTTAGTAAAGATGATATGAGTAAGTTAACCAAACTCAAAAAGTCCTTGAAGTCATACAACGAACAAAAGATAAAATTGCAAGAAGATAAATCTTATGCAGAGGCAGCTCGTAGTATGTTGATGGATACTGGTATCAAGACAAAGATTATCAAGCAGTATCTACCTATCATGAACAAACTGATAAACACATATCTTACTGCAATGGAGTTCTATGTAAACTTTACACTGAATGAAAACTTTGAGGAAACAATCAAGTCTAGATTTAGAGATGAGTTTACTTATCCCTCGTTCAGTGAAGGTGAGAAGATGCGTATTGACCTTGCACTACTCTTTACGTGGAGAGCGGTTGCAAAGATGAAGAACAGCACAAACACCAATCTATTGATACTGGATGAGATATTTGATAGCTCTCTCGACTCGACAGGTACAGATGAGTTTCTCAAGATACTCAATACTCTAGACGGTGAGAACGTATTTGTGATTAGTCATAAACAGGATGTGCTTGTAGATAAGTTTAGAAGTACAATACGATTTGAGAAGATAAAGAACTTTAGTCATGTGGTAGAATAATGGGTAAGAGATCAGACTTTGAAAGAAAACCTAGAGACTTCTATCCAACGCCGATAGAAGCCGTGTATCCTCTTTTAGAACATCTAGAGGAGAACTTTCTATTTGCTGAACCTTGTGCTGGTGATGGTGCATTAATCAATCACTTAGAAACAAAGGGCGTTTGTATGTGGGCAAGTGATATTGAACCACAGGCAGAAGGTATACATACAAGTTCATATGATAAACTAGGATTAGAAGAACTGATAGAGACAGAGTATATAATTACAAACCCGCCGTGGGACAGAAAAATATTACATCCAATGATTGAATTTTTTGCACCAAAGTTTCCTACTTGGTTACTATTTGATGCAGACTGGCCTCATACAAAACAGAGTAAAAAATACATAAGTATGTGTAGTAAGATCGTAAGTGTGGGACGAATCAAATGGTTTGGTAATATGACAGGCAAAGATAATTGTGCTTGGTACTTATTTGATGAGAAGAATAATGAACCTACAAAATTTTATGGAAGGACATAATATGATAAACGCATTAAGAAAAATGTATGAAGCAGACATTGCTCATGCACAAGCAAATATAGAAGTATATTTAACACGCCCAGCAGGGATTGGTGAGCATCCAGACTTGGTAGCAGCTGTTGATGAACAGATTGATAAAATGGCTCACGCTGAAGATAAATTAGAGGTATTGAATAAACATTATGGCCACACATCAATTAATTAAATCAGACAACTTACTACTAACAATTCCACTTTCTAATGTTAGTGAAGGTGCTGATCGTAAACAAATAAAAGAAGACTTACTTGAAACTATGGATAACTTCAAAGGCATTGGTCTATCTGGTAATCAGGTAGGAATCATGGAACGTGTTTTTGTAATGTATAGTGATTTTACAAAAAGAGAAAAGATTGTTTGTTTCAATCCTAAAATTATATTTTCAAGTGAAACTCAAGAACTTATGGATGAAGGATGCTTATCTTTTCCTGGCTTGTGGTTGAAAGTAAAAAGACCATCTTGGATTGAAGTTGAATATGAAGATGAAAACGGTGAAGTGATTAAAGACACTTTCACCGATTTAACTGCTAGAGTTTTCCAACACGAATATGATCATATGGAAGGACTCGACTTCACTAAAAAAGTTTCTAGACTCAGACTTGATAGAGCTAGAAAGCGTGTCACTAAACAAAGAAAGAAACTTCTCAGTATGGCAGGAGCGTGAGCGTGATAGTAAAAACGATTAAGCAACCATTGCAATGAACTTATTGAGTAGTGGGCGACTTGAAATGCGACCAGCTGAAGACTTTGCAAAAGCAGTCTTCAGTTTTGCTTTAGAAGCACCAACCAACTCATCAGACATTTCAAATTCCTCAACATTCAATTGTGCAGCGCCAGGCAGAATGTAGTACTCATCATATCCTTTTGACTTTGAAACAAACACATTATTTTTCTTGAGGTCAGAAAGTGCTTTCACAATTTCAACATCACCATTGTATTTGGAATTCCACCCTTCAACAGCATACCGTAGAGTATCAGCTTTTACTCTACCGTGACGGCCGGAACCAGCAACAAAGAAACCAACAACATTCATTTCTGAAACACGATTCTTTAACAATTCTAGAAGAGCAGGAGTTACATTAAGTCTTCTGTTCCACTTATCATTATCAATTTCTACTGTCTTGTTGGTTACAGGATCAGTGATTACCATTTTCTCTGATAAAACAGAATAACCTAAGAAGTGCTTACCGAAACTAGGACTACCTGTTTTAGTATCTAGCATCCACTCACTTTTTGTAGATAAGGAACTACCAGCACCATCAGTTAAGAAAATACTGTGAACTTTTTGAACACCACTTTCTTTCTTGAACTTAGGAACAATATTCATCATTGCGAGAATAGCTTCGTTTAGTGGAGTTCCACCCAATTGATAACTACGTGTAGCACGCTGTGGATATCCATCAACATTCCAATCACGATTTCCCCACTGATTAGCAATCATCCAGACATAGTGCATCATTTTCATTTCTTCTTCAATAGTCATCTTTGAAGAAAAGAAATTCAACATTGCAAAATTACGCAATTGAAAAACACCAGCTTCTCTTTCAAGTTCTACTTCATTGAATTTTGAATAAACATCAGAAAATGCAAACACTTCAAAAGGAATGTTAGTTCTGCGGCAAAACCAGATTAGGTTAAACAATTGAGTAAGAGTACCATTAAGGTTTTCAGCCATTGAACCAGACCAATCTAAGCACATTACCAAACCATGACTTGTAGCGCCAGGCAGAGTAGTTACTTTCTTAAACAAATCTTCATTGTACTTGTAAGTGTGTAACTTTCCCATATCCAAAGAACCAGTTTTAGAAACTGCTGCACGAGCATACGCATCAGCAGATTTCTTCATTTCAAATTCTTTGACCATATAGGCAACGGTTTTCTTAGAAGACTTTTTAAGTTCATTGATTTCATTAGAAGTTGAAATAAAGTACATATCTTTTTTATAATACTTTTCGTTGTCCTCAATAACTTTCTTGTAAGGAACAACAACATCATCTAAATCAATATCGTTGATACGAACATAGTCAACATTTTGAGCGTTCATGTCACGAGCATCAGTGATAGACTTACCAAACTTTGAGTCAGTTTCAGCAGTAATATTTGGAGTTGATGCAGCACCCTCTCCACCTTTACCACCTTCGACAACATCTTTTGTATCAGGAACTTTTAATTCTTTTCTATCATCAGTGGTTGCAGTATCAGCATCATCAGAATCATCACCACAAAAATTGGCATTGCTATTATCATCATCAGACTTAGAAACATCTTTTGAAATATCATTTTCTTCTCCTTCTTCTTTACCAGTTTTACCAGACTCACCTTCACCAGTAGGATCAGACTTATCAGATTTACCGTTACCAGCTTCACCAGACTCACCTTCATCAGACTCATCAGGAGAACCCATCGACTCAGGATTGTCAGACATCCATGCAATTAACTCTTCTGCAAGATCAAGAACATTATCAGGCGTTTCAGTTTTTGCAGTACGATCAACCCAAACCTTTTCTTCATCAGAGAAAACAACATCAGTGTTACCTTTAAAGAAAAGATTGATACGATCAATAAGATTGAAAGTGGCTAGGTCTTTACCAGACGTTCCAAAGAAATCTTTTTTGATTAAAGAATCATACCCTGCATTGAAGATACGAACAGTACCAAGATACTTGTTCTTAACTTTCTTTTCAATACGAGCATCCTCAAGAACATTAACAACTGAATGTTCAATCTTACGAATAGTTGCATCTTCTAACATAGACAAAGGAGTCTCAAGAGCATGACCAATTTCATGACAAACCATGAGCTCTTCTTCTACATCATTGATTGCATTTTCTTTCCAGATAGGAAGACCCAACTCACGATTCTTTACATCAAAGTAAGCGGTTTCCATCTGTTTATGAATTACGAAAATGTCCTCTTCAGCAAGGAGTTTCGCAATGGTGTTCTTTTTATTTCTCATCATATTATTATATTACCATACTAATTAAGATTTGTCAACAATTATTTTACTTTATTTAGGAATAATTCAACTTTTCCTAACGAATCTCTTATCTCTTGATTATTATTAATAATACCATGCTCAGGGACATTTGTCAACAAAAATCTTTTTTTTAAGTCATTGATTCTAAAGAGAAAAAAAAATATTTTTTTGTTGACAAACCTTATTCCATAGTGTATACTAATAATATAATCAAGAGAGAGAGAGAAAATTATGAATAATGAATTAAAGATTTTTATGAATGAACTTTGGGGTGCTGAAGGTGAATTTGTTGATACTCCCCTTGGTCGAGGTGAAATTGAAGAAGTTCGCACAATGGCCGGAACTGACTTTTCAGTTAGGGTAAAAATCCCTAATATAGATGGTTCTACTTTGTTTTCTGGTTTAACACTATTTGAGTTTAATGCATAATGAATATTAGACTCAAAGGTGTAACTGGCCACGGTAAGAACCGTATTCGTGAACAGGGTGATGTTTGGGAAGTTCTTACTATACAGGATGTTGGTATTATTTCCATGACTCCCATGCCCAGTAATTCACCTATAAAATCAGTAGCTACTAATGAGTGGCGTTGGTTAGATAAAAAAGACTTTGAAATAATTGAAAATAACTGTTGACAAATGTATTTCACTGTGTTATTATAAGATATGATGAAAATTGAGAGAGAAAAAAATATGACTGTAAAACTTACTCCACGTAAAAAATTGTTTGTGGAAGCTGCATCTGAGATGTTTGGTGCTGGTGCGACACTTTCAAAAGCACAAACCAAGGAAGTTGCTGCAAAAGCAAGTATTCCGTTTCCTACTTGGTTTCGTAAGTCTTGCTCAGTAGGTTATAATGCATACAAGTTGCCGGGCGAAACAATCCCAGCTCCTGTTGCTGCACCTATTCCTGAGTCGATAAATACTACTGTGAATTTAGTTGCATCATCTAGTATTGATAATTTAGTTCCAACTGGCTTTGAAGGTTTTGTCGAGTGGGGCCACTTCTCAACTCTGACCAAGATTATTAAATCAAAGTTATTCTATCCTGTCTTCATTACTGGTCTTTCTGGTAACGGTAAGACTCTGATGGTCGAACAGATTCACGCCAAGTTCAAGAAAGAACTTATTCGTGTGAACATCACCATTGAGACTGATGAGGATGATTTGCTTGGTGGATTTCGTTTGATAAACGGTGAGACTAAGTTTGTTCCTGGCCCTGTTATCGAAGCGATGGAGCGTGGTTGCACATTACTTCTTGATGAGTGTGATCTAGGTTCTAACAAGTTACTTGCACTACAACCTGTCCTTGAGGGTAAAGGTGTTTACCTCAAAAAAGTAAACAAGTGGATTACTCCTAAAGATGGGTTCAATGTGATTGCTACTGCAAACACAAAAGGTAAGGGTTCAGAAGATGGCCGGTTCATTGGAACCAACATTCTCAACGAAGCTTTCCTTGAGAGATTTGCAATTACTATCGAGCAACCATATCCTGCTGCTGCGATTGAAAAGAAAATCGTTATGGGTTCAATCCGTAAGTATTGCTCTTCTGATACAGATGTTGACCTTGATGGTTTTGCAACCAACTTAGTTACTTGGTCTGAAGTTATTCGTAAGACTTTCTTTGATGGTGGAGTCGATGAGCTCATCTCAACTCGCCGTCTGGATCACATCGTAAAAGCGTTTGCAATCTTTGGTGACAAGATGAAGTCTATCGAACTTTGTGTCGCTCGGTTTGATGAGGATACCAAAGCTTCCTTCATGGATTTATACACCAAGATTGATGCTGGTGTGGATGTCAGTGGTGAAGCTTCTGAGGAAGTTTCAGATACATCAGATGTTTCTGGTGATGCTTTCTAAAAAGTTCTCTCTAAACTTGGGGATACTGGAAACGGTATCCCTATTTTTTTTAAAGTGCATTGACTTTTAGGGCTACATGGTGTATATATAATAGAGAAGATGCCATAAAGGGTCTTCATAATAATCTTGCTTAGTAAAGGAGATATAAAATGGTTACGAGCAACACACTGAGTCTATTCAACGAAAATTTCAATAAACTTACACCCTATGCAGTAGGGTTCGATCATGTATTCGACACTCTTAATAGATATGTTGATAATCAACAAGCACAAGGATTCCCGCCCTACAACATTCGGAAGGAAGGTGACTACCACTATGTCATTGAGATGGCATTAGCGGGCTTCGGTAAAGAAGACATCCAAGTGGAAATTGTTGAAAACACTCTTTCAGTTCGTTCTATAAAAGAAAATTCTGAAGATGAAGATACGCAATATCGTGGAATTTCTTTTCGCAGATTTGAACGTAAATTCACTCTTGCTGATGATCTTGTTGTAAATAATGCAAACCTAGAAAATGGTATGCTTTATATTGATATAGAACGTATTGTACCAGAGGAAAAGAAGCCTCGACTAATTGAAGTGAAATAAACTCATAATAACAAGGAAAGGGGAATTGACTTTTGTTTCCCTTTCCTCTATTATAGTTATATATTAAGGAGATATTTATGAGCGAAGAAAATGTAGTATTACCATTATTAGGTATAGATGGTGATGATAAAATGGAAATTACCATTGAACCACAAATTCATCATATGGTTGCAAAAGTTAAATTTCATAAGTCTGTTGTAGATCAAATTAATGAAGAAATTGATAATGTATCAATTGCTAATGCTAAATCAAATGAAAATAATCTTGTTGGACAATTTAGACAAGATGAAAGATCAGCTCAACTTGAAATGAATTTGTCTACAGCTGTTGGAACTCAATTCAAAACAATTTTAAATTCTGCTGGAACAGCATTTTTGAATAACGGTTATAATAAAAAGTCTTATGCAGATTGTTATACTGTTTGGAGCAATCATTGTTATAGTGGTGATTATAATCCATTGCACGAACACAGCACACCAACGTATGCTGGTTTATCTGGATTTATGTGGTTAAAGTTACCTGATGAAATGTTGGAACGTCAACTAAAGCGTGGTCAACACAGAGTTAATTTAAATACAACTGTTGGTCAGTATGATGGTTGGAATCATATTATTTGGGGATTAAATTCAAAATCAGATATTTATAGATTAAAAACTCCAACTGAAGAATTTGTTCAGCCAGAAATTGGAACTATGTATATTTTTCCTAAATGGTTGCGTCATCAAGTTATGCCGTTTTATGGTAATGGTGAACGCCGTTCTCTTGGTATGAATTGGAATGTTATTGAATCTCAAAGTGAAATGCAAAAAATGATGACACCATCAGAGTATTCTAGTTTTGTTGAAAGGATTCCTGATGATTGGAATAGAAACGAAATCTACCCTATGGATTTGGGCGGAATTACAGTTCATGTGAAGTTAGATGATGTCTGATTTTATTCATACTGTAAAAATGCTTGATACATCACTCTGCGATGATTTAATAGATTATTATCATAACAGCAGTGAATATAAACAAAAAGGTGTTGTTAGTGGAGGGCTTAAACCCG